ATTTCGTTTTTGGGCCAGGGCGCTCACCTAAAGGCGCGGCGGGAATCGCACAGTTTATGCCCGACACGGCGAGAAAGTATGGCCTGTATGTTGGCAAAGGACGGGATGACAGGTTCAATCCTGAGAAAGCCGCAGATGCCCATGCGCGACTGATGAAAGACTTGATTGATAAATACGGTGATAACAGACTAGCCTTGGCTGCTTACAACGCAGGAACGGGGTTTACTCCGCAGCAAGCGCGACGAGCGATGCAGAACATCCCAGAAACTCGTAACTATGTACAGAAAATTGCACCGCAGGGCGACCAGTACGATCAGTTACTCGACAGTGTAGGCCAACAATCGCCCAAGCCTACTACGTCAAGCTACGATACGAAATTATCGCCCCAAGAAGAACGTCAGTTTCAAATCTGGAAGCAACAGTATGCGCCAAAAGACAGTGGTGGGGATTACGATTTACGAGGCGCGTTCAAAGCAGGGTTGAAGCCTGATCCACGCACGGGGCACTGGCCTGATACTTTTAAGAAACCAAACCATCCGACGTTCAGTAACGAGAGCCAATACGCAGTAGGGGCTGATGCTGCCAAAGCAGGACATTGGGAGGGGGACAAGTTTATTCCTCCCAGCCAAGGCGACGAGTACGATGATCTGCTAGATTCAATCGCTCCCTTAAAGACTCCTAAAGTCTCTGTAAAATTAGGTGAAGGTGCTGAGATGGCATCACCAGAAGAGATCGCGGCGTCCAAAGTCCTGAGGCCTGTTGAGTTTCGCAAAGGCACGAAGCCTGTAAGCCTCAATCCCGTTGAGGATGTTTACGAGGCAACTTCTGGTGGGCAAGTCGTGCCGAAAGGCGTTGCAGGACTTCAAGCGCGAAGATACGAATTCACGCCGTCTCAAGAGGTTGGCGAGCGGGTTGCATTGCCCTTACCAAAAGACTCAGTTCCAAATGAGGATGCGGTTGTTGATGCTTATCTGGGTACGCTCGGAAAAGATTATGTCGAACTGGGCAAGCGATATAAAGAGGAAACGGGACACAACATCTTAACCCTTGGTGGTGGGACACTAAAACAAGACGACAAAGGTAACTATTATGTTCGCCCGACTAAAGGCGCGATAGATTTTATCAACGCCTACGCCAAAGGAAGTGATGTAGCAGCGCAAGAAGCCCATCGCCAAGCTGACGAGTTGATCGCTGCGCAGAACAAAGCCTACGAAGCCGCAAAACCTGATGTTGCTCAGGCCAAAACAGCGATGCAAACAGGAAAGAATTCTCCGTTTCTCAGGGGAATGATCGGCGGCACGGCGGGCGCGGCGCAAGCGTTTGGATCGGTCATTCCGGGTTCGTTAGGAAATGAATTTGAACGTCAGGCAGCAGTCGAGAGAGCCGCAAGCGAACAACTAAACAAAGAATCTCCACTAACAACAACTGGCGAGAAAGTGAAGGCCGGGATAGGCGGACTCGTTCCTACTGCTGCGATGCTGATTGCCACTCACAAGCTCGGCCCTGCGCAGTTGGCTGCATTGGGGATTCTGGAAGGTTCTACACCCGAAGAGCGATTGAGAGGCGGACTACAAGGCGCAAGTGCTCAAGCTGTATTAAGCGGCGCGCCAGCGGCCTTTAATGAAGCAGGATTGCCAACTACGGGCAAGATTGTTACAGGCGGGGCGATGGTGGGGCAGCCTGCATTTGAAGCATGGCAACGCGGAGAATCGCCTACTCAGGCGATTGTTGAGAATCTTCCGTTTGCAGCATTGCCGTTTCTTCATTCTAAATTCGGACGAGTGGAATCAGTTGAAGATCAATCAGGAGTACCGAAAGGCGAGATTAGAGTACGCGAAGTCGATAATCCTGAAGCCACGCATGTAATCATTAAACCTTCGACAATGCGGAATCAAAGTGCTATTCCGTTAAAACCAGAGTCCGCTACTCCCGAACCTGCGCCGAGAGGAATTAATACGCCCTCTCCAGAAACCGCTACATCCCCTGCTGAACAACCGCCAGAGGCCGCTCACCCTGTCAGAGCAGAGACAACGGCCATCCCTCCCGCGCGTATTACTTACGCTGATTTGCAGCGTGAGTTAGCAGTGTTCAATAAGAAGCCTTATGGCGAGTGGGATATGGTGAATAATCGTGTTCCCGCTAAAGACAATCCTTCAAATCTAAGTCTACAAAACGCGGGCATAGAGGAAGGTGATGCGGTTACGTTTTATGCCGAACGCGAACGATCTGGGACAGTCAAAGCCGATAGGCACGGCGGGTGGTTCATAGAAGATTCACAAGGTCGCCCTTGGGGAGTGCAGGGCATTCTTAGAGATAGAACTGGTTACATTGAAAAGTCAGCGAGGGCATCTGAAGGCGTTGATCCGTGGGCCAACCCTGCAAATTACGTTACAGCAAGCGAACGCGTGCAGGTGGCCCACAATCAGTCCCCTGAGGCCATTCTCGGCAGCGTTCGCAAGGTGTTTGATGATAAAGGAAAGACTTCATGGGATCGCGTAGTGTCTTATGATATCAACCCACCAAACAAGCCCACTATTCGCGTAATGCTAGGAATTAAAGGTAAGAGCGCGACGGTGCTCATAGGGCCGCCTCGTGGGGAGTTTATGGTAGAAGCAGACGAGGGTAACTATCGAGTGCCTCGCGTAGAGATGGGCACCCGCGCGGCTCTGGCAATGAAGCGGTACATACAAAATGCACATCCAGAAATTACTGAATTTAAGTTTCTCCGCGGCGGCTCGACTGGCGGTAAATACGGACGAGCGCTCAAGTTGGCCGTGCCGGAATCTAGGACGTCGCTTGATGAACTGCCAATCTCCCCTGCTCCTCCTATAGAGGAAGCCAAGCCTCCGCAAGAGACTCCAGAACCGCCGCCGTCTACTACGGGCATAGCCCATCGCGTAGAAACCGCAGCGAGAGGTGAAGAACCAATACGCGGTAAGGCTATTGGCGCTGAAGAATCAGTTGAACGCGGTAGAGAACTACTCCGCGAAGGTAATGATCCACAAGAAGCCATTGATAGCTTCCAGAAGTCAGGTGCGATCTCTGCCGAGTCGATGGCTTTAGTTCGTGCCAAACACGAAGAACTCGCTCGTGTGGCTAATCAAGCGTTTGATAAGGGCGGCTTAAATAGCCCTGAATTCAAGGCCGCTGAAAAGGCTCGCCAACAATTTTACGATGATGCAGTTAAGCCGATGCAAACTGCGTGGTCAAACACTGGCCGCGCGCAGCAAGGCGAAACAGATATTGATACAGGGACATTCTACGGACTCTATCGAGCGTTCAAGAATGCTCATACCCGCGAACCTACTCCTCAAGAGCAACGAACGCTTCAGAACCTTTCTACCAGAAGCGCAAGAGCCGAATCTGATGTTAAAGACTTGAGTAGCCGACTAGCCGCAGAACTAGACAAGGCTGCGGGGATTGCTGAACTTCCGAAAGAAATTCAAACGGCGGTCAAGAGGTTTATCGATCAATCTGCTCGCGAATTTCGTCGTGAGGGAAGAAAGCAAACGCGTAAGTCTCTTGATGATGAAGCGGCAGTAATTAAGACAAATCTTGCCGCGGCGTTTCAGAAGGTTAAGTCTCAAACAGGCATTCAACCGTCAGGAATAGCAAGACTCGATCCCGAAGGTGAGATCACTAAACAGCTAGTTGCTTATGCGAAGAATCGCGCGAAGGCGGGAGTAACCGATGCGGCACAGTTAATTGACGATGTTCATTCTACCGTTAAGGACTTCGCTGATGTAACGAGAAGAGAAGTGGCAGAAGCGATTTTGGGTGCGGGACTTCCAAAGAGAGAACGTGCTGAAAGCGAGTGGGCAAAACTAAAAACAGGTGTCCGTCAGGAAGTAAAAGACTACACAACCAAGGAAGCCAGAGAAGCACTTGGCGCAAGGTTACAAGGCGTCAAGAAGATTTCCGCTAAAGACGCCTCTGAAGTCTGGAAATACGCGAGGGAGAATTACGTTGACCAAGGAAACACGGACTTTGCCGATGTCACTCAGAAGGTGGCGAGTGATTTAGGTATTAACCCCGAGCAGGTAAGACGCTCGCTTGCTAACACCACCGCCACTAGACGAATCAGTGATGAGATGTGGAAAAGGATGGCGGACAGGCGGCAAGCGAAGCAAAATGCTGAGAGTTGGGTACGTCAAGCCGATCAGAACATCTTTGCTAAACGATTCGAGGACGCGAGACGGTTATTTTTCATTAAAGCGACGTTAGGGCACGGTGTAGTAGCTCCGTTTACTCACGCTCCTGTAAATCTGTTTATTCCGTCTCGTTGGGCGGAGTTCTGGCCGAATTTTGGACGCACATACAAGTTTTTGGTTGATAAAGGCGGTCACGAACAAGCGATGGTGGATTTGGAGCATTCGCCAAATTACATCATGGCAAAAAGAGCGGGATTAGCAAACGATCCGCGAAGGGGATATGACGAATATCAAAGCCCGTGGATGGCTAAGACTCTTGGCAAGATAGGTATTTCTGGAAACCGAGCATTCGATTCACTCAAGACCATGCGACAGGATTTGTTTGATTCGGCGTGGAATCGACTACCTGAAGCAGATCGAAGCTCAAAAATGGCGGAACTACTTGCACAAGAGATAAATAGTTCCACGGGCGCTTCAAAGGCTTTAAGTGGGCAGGGTTGGCCGAGTCGATTTCTCGGTAAAGCAATGTTTGCCGCTCCATTGGAAGCCTCACGCTGGGAGTTTTTAGTCAGAGATAATGCTCGCGCCTTGCAAGCCTTTGGAAATTGGAAAAAGGCCACCCCCGAAGCTCGCTACATGGCTAAAAGAGTTGCGGCACGGAACGCGCAATTAGTCGTTACCTACGCCTCTCTGTTGGCAATGAATCAAGGTTTACTAACCGCGACGAAGAGCGACGACAAAATCAACTTTACCGATCCAACGAAATCAGACTTTCTCGCGTTCAAGGTTGCAGGACGAACAATTAGTCCCGCGAGTGGGATGCTGACAGCTATTCGCTTCATGGGAACTCTTGCAAGCCAAGCTAAGAATGCTGACTTAAAGAAGCCCAAACAGGCCGCTGAGGATATGGCGAAGACAACCTTCTACTATGGCCGGTCGAAGCTATCTCCGTTATTCAGCACAGGAGCGGATATAGCGTTGCGTTCTGACTACACAGGACGACCGCTACCGATTTCTCAACAAGAAGGAACTGAACGATTACCTCGTTATTCGTGGTTGGAATACGTTTTAAGTCAGCAGACTCCTATTCCGATAGGTGAAGGCGTTCGTGATGTCTACAACACAATGCGTGAACAAGGAATGAGTGAAGGTCGGACTAAAGGATTACTCAAAGCATTAGCTAGGGCTGCTCCCGTAATGGCAGTTGCCGCGACAGGTATTCGCGTGGGGCATTCTTACAAACCAAGCCCTGAGCAGGAAAATAAAGCGGCGAAGCAGGCCAGAGATGCCCAGCTAGTTAAAGACTTTCGCGCGGGGAAGATTACCAAAGATGATCTTGATGCCATGCGCGAACAAGACGTGCTCACTAAGAGTGAAGCCGGTTACGACACGACGAATCCGAAAACGGGTGAAGTAACTCACCACGCAGGGACGATTGAGAAACAGGGTGCGAATTCAGATTACCAATCGACGTTTGAAAATATGTTTAATGACCAAGCCTTAACCAAATACGAAAGACTGCGAAAGTACAACGACCCGCGCGCAGATGAGGTGGCGGACATTATGGCAAAGAAGGCATGGAGCCTTATTCACTCTGATGCGCTTACAGAAAAGCAGAAAGCTGACTTTCAGCAACGCATAAACGCTTTGGGAATCACGCCGGTGAACCCACAAAAGAGAAAGCCTAGCAGTCCGTTTTCACGAAGATTTTTATCCGCACCATAAAAGGAAAGTAGAGTAAACTGACGCCATGATCGATCAATTTGGTAACTACGTTCCTGAGTGGGTTCAGTTTGATGAAGATGAACAAAATCAAACGCCGGACTTAGGGCCATTTGCTCAAGCTCTAAAGAGCAGATTTGCGAGTAATAAGAAACCCGCACCGGGGCATCCCGACATGGGACATGGCGGAACGAATCTTATAACGATGCCGGAACATACAAGTGTTCCTGCTGGTGTTGGCGGACACGAAGCGAAGGGCTTTGGCGGCGCGGGAATGAAAAGCTTGTGAGCTATATGGAAATTAAAGCTTCCGCAAGTGTTTTGCCGTTGCGTAAACGCCAGCTAAGTGTCTGGTGTTTAATTCCGCGAAGTCTTGCCCATTCAGTAAGGGTGTGGCTCTCATCGTTTAGAGTGAGCAGCCGATCTGATGGCCGTGGCGCAAGTCCGATGATTTCTTCTGGAGTCCAGCCAAGCTTGAAGCGTCCTGACAGCGTTCTGTGGGGAATACCCGTTTCAATCGCCCAATCCATTAAGACTTGGGTGCGTCCGTTAACGGTAAGACGGACGTTGCGCCTAGTGTTTCGTGATTGTTCTGGTGGAAGTGCCCATTTGCAATTATCAGGACTATATCCCTTGTCGTTGTTTTTTCGCTCGACCGAGTACGGGCCAACGGGCGGATGTCCCATGTCGGCAAAGAAGTTCTCGAACTTCAGCCATCGCTCGCATACGCCAATTCCACGCTTGCCGTATTTTTCGTACATAGTACCCTTTGTCGTTCGCGTTCTGTGGAGCATGGCGGCCCAAGCCCAGTATACTCGCGTACCCCATAGTCCATGTGTTGCGCCTTTCCCTTTACGAGAACAGCCGCATGATTTGGCGTCTGTGCTGGATCGTAAAATCTTTTCATTACCACACTCACAACGATATAGCCAAAAGTTGCGGCGTCCACGTTTCTCGATGAATCTGACAGGGGTGAGCAATCCGCTCACAGGAGGCGTAGGCTGAAGCATGTCTATACAATGCCATGATTTAATCGCTTCCGCAAGTCTGCGCGTCAACGCATTAGTCGGCACTGATCCCGTAGAATTACAGACTACTTATTCTACGCGCCCGCTCGTTGACGAGCTTTTCGATTCCAGCATTTTCCCTTTTAACGCGATAAGAGATTCGCTGGTTCAAGCACAAGGGAAACTAGCTCAAGCTATTGCACTCTCAGGCAACCGAGTCTTACGTGCATATCTTCGGGGAACGTCTGCCGCCTTAGCGTCGGGCGCGGATTTACCTTCAACCGATTCAACAGGCGCGCCGTTTATCGGCAACTTTGGCGGGGCAGTAGATCAAGATGGCGTGACCCTAACGCGGATGCCCGTGGCCGTAGTGAGAAACAGACTGTTAGCTCCCGCGCTATACTTAGCACCCGCAGATTACTTTGCTCTGACACCTGATAAAATTCTACATACTCAAACCACGGCAACCTTAATCGGCTGCGTGTGGGATGCCGACGTTCAAACGGCAATTTACGATCAAAACGGAGACTTCACCTTAGCTGATTCGTTGGTTGAGGCAGTGATTTGTGGCGGATGCGCCGCTCTCGTCAGGGACGACGAATTTCTTCAACAGTCCCAACTCTGGGCGCAGTATTTTCAGAGCACAATAGCAAGCATTCCACCTGCGGTAATGGAAAGTCAGGCAGCATAGATGCGCTATCAGGATTTACTTCTGTCCTCAGTTAATAACGCGCTTCACGGCGTACCGCCTGAACAGTCTGCCGCGATAGATGCGGTGGGAATTGCTGATACTTTATTCCCTATTGTCTCTCAGTCTGTTAGTGAAGCGGCGGCTGCGGATGAATACAAGCGCTCTCTATTGAGACGTGAGAAGTCAATTACGTTGGTAGCAGGAACGGCAACTCTAACTAGTGATGTCCTCACGAAATATATTGCTGATTCAACTCTGATCGATCCTGCTGCTTTAAGTAAAAAATACGCATGGCGGGATTATCCTCAATTCATCCGCTCTAGTGATCGAAGATTAGGCAAGTACACTTTGCGAGGTGGGGGTACGTTACAAGTAGTTGAACCTAACGCAAATTTCAGTGTGCCTTTAGCAGCAACGGGTGCTCGTACTCTCGTAGTTCCGTGCGCCGTTTCCAAACCCACACTTGCGACGGACGATATTGATTGTACGGATGAGGTTCTCAGCGATTTAGACGAAGCATTATCTGAGGCTTTACGAGGACAGATCGCGAAGCTGGCTGGAGCAGCGGCGTAAATGGGACAAGAGAAACCACCACGAGTTATGCGCTCAGGGCCGTTTGTGCCGACGTTGCCGCGCACGGGTGATGACTTTCCCGTTATCTGGCGCAAGAGCAACATGGTGACGCGCGGGCGTGAGGGGAAGTTTTATGAGGAAAATTTCTCAGGTTTAGGCGATCTGAATGAACCTCTGAACTTAGTTGCTCTCACTGGCACTCTTGAATTCACTGCTGGCTCTACAACTGTCACAGGCGCAGGAACAGCATTCTTTGATGAATGTCACCTTGGTCAATTCATAGTCGCTATCAAAGATGACAACTCGTGGTTGTTAGTGGTGCGCCGAATAGATGCTGATGATTCAATGGTGGTCTGGAAAGCGCCCGGAGACACAGTTTCAGGTGTGACGGGATTTCGTGCTTCAAGCATCTGGGCGGTAAACGATCAACGAGGTACGGGACTAACAGGCGATGCCTTGAAACTGGATCGCGGATCGTATGTCTCGGCTGGAAGCGGAGAGTTTCAGGTTAACGGAGCACCCTTGCAAGGTTCGTCCTTGACCATGACTCGTGCTCCTCAGATTTCCCTGTTTGATGCGGCGACGGGTAATTACACAAACTTCACGTTAGGAATGGATACACCTACCGCACCAACCGCTACGGCGGTAGGTGGTGGTAGCAAAATGCAAGCAGGGAACTACTCGGTTGTAATCACTCCCGCGCGTAAAGAAACAGGCGGTTACAACAACCCCTCCGAACGAGCAGATGTTACGATTGCCACAAACGACGTAATCCGCATCACTTTTCCCGCAATGGACACAACTAACGGACAGAATGCGTGGAAAGTGTGGGTGACAACTTATGCCGATAACTTAGGGGCTGATCTGAATTATCTTAACGGCCCGTGGCACTACCTAGTTATGGTGGATGATACGCAGGTAAGCCCAGCGGGGGGTGACTTTGATTTTCAGTGGTATGACGCGGAAGTAGAGAACAATGAGATAGTTAGTTTTAATAACGATCCCCCAACGGACGCGGAATTCGTTGCGTCCATGAATGCGGTGCTGATTTACATTAGCTGCCAGGGACAGGGAAACCCAAGCCATCCTACAGCTACTTCGCCGGGGCCGTTCATCGTTCCGTCTAAGCCAAATAACATCGAAGCCGCGCCTTTGGATTTAGCATTCTCCAGTTCACCGCCTGAAACGATCATTGGAGTAGTCACTGCTCAGGGCCGACTGTATTTACTTACCTACAATCATCTGCAAATCGCACAATCTACCCCGAGTGATGCTGTGCCTATTATCATTCGTCCGTTCTGGAAAGATGGGTTTGCGAATCGTTATCAATTAGTTTTTGTCAACGGAACTCTTTACGGATTTCCAGTCGCAGGGCCAAGTCGCTCAGTCGGGGATGGTGATGAAATTGTCGCAGAAAGAGACTGGGCCGAGGATGTAGCGGAGATAATCTTAGGTGATCGCTCTATAGGTAATCCCGGCTGGAATCCCGGCCAAGTGCTAGTAGGATACGATCCGTTCAACGATGGCGTGGTGTTCTTTCACTCAGGGGACAGTTTGAATGATGCGGGGTTCTGGCGTACTCGTTGGCTGATGTTTGGGATTTCACAGAATGCATGGATTTCACATGGGTATCTCAGCAGCGACACCAAAGACTCGATAGTAAGTGGTGTAGCAACCGTAGGTGATAGGCTGGACTTGATTATCGGAGGACGCACGGGAACTGATGCGGGAAGCTCAACTACTGAGAGATTCGACGCAGGCGAAGGAACGCCGTGGTTTATTACGCCGCCTGTCGTGTCTAGTGGGTTGAGAGACGACATCATAAAAGCTGTGCGGGTTCAAGGGAAGCTCACTGCCGCTCATTTTATGGTCTACAAATGGGGGCCAAACGAGGTAATTGACGTGGACGCTATTGACGCCGGAACGGGTAGTGCAACAGGGGCGATGGCATTAGCTGACACTACTGGGGTCGCACTTAGTAAGCGATATCAGATTAACGTTAAAAACGCGATGGAACACACAATCCGCGTAGATGGTGACTGTACGGACACGGGCAGACTTGACCGCGTTGATCTTATCGAGTACGAACGAGCACAAATGGGGGCACGGCGTTGAGTCAAATTCGCTTTCATGTTGTCGGGGTAAAGTCTACTGAATGGGTGGGAGAATCTATTCGTCATGGCGTGGGTGAACTTACAGCCGTAAAGATAATGAATCAGTTACGTGCCGATCACCCTGATGGGGCAATTAGAATTGAACGCCGTGGAGACGTGAAGATTCAGAAACCAAAATTGTTCCGATACAAGATTTTTGTGAAGAGCGGCACAGCGCAAGTTACCCCTAACCCGGAGAATCCATCGGGGGTTATAGAGTTGAAAAACGCCATGCTGCAAAGTAGATCATTTCAAGAGTCCGAGAGAGATCAAGTGTTAGCTGAATTGAAAGAGAAGTTTCCTGATGCGGTATTAACCGAAGAATCATTATGAGTTCTGAGGACTACAATTCGCAGCTTGATTCGCAAATCACCTATCAGGCATACGAGGTATTACCGCCGCCTGATATTACTAACATTTCAGGTGCAAGTTCGGGCGGTGCGGTCACAACGATCAATGGTGATTCAGGGGCGGGCGCAACTGGCCCCACGATTCTATTCTCTGGCGGAGCTACCGGATTAAGTTTTACGGCAGTAGGCGGATCGGTAACTTTAACCGGAACGCCAACGCCGAGCGGCGTATTGCCGATTGCCAATGGCGGCACAAATGCAAATACGGCAGCAGGAGCAAGATCGAGTTTAGAAGTTCCGCGTATTCACACTGCGACGGTTGCTCCGGCGATCACGGATGATGGCGCAGCCGGATATCCAATAGGAAGTGTGTGGGTGGATACGGTTTTGCAGAATGGATATTTATCCGTAGACGCTAGTACCGGCGCGGCAGTTTGGAAACAAATTACTTAATTATGGCAACTACTCAAGTCAGCAGTTGGACGGCGGTTATCGTTAAAGGTGGGGTGTTTCAAAAAACCTTCATTCTTACCGATGACGCGGGAGCGCCCCTTACTCTTAGTAGCGCGCAGATTGACGTGACTCCAAACGGCGCTGCGGCGTTTAGCTGGACACAAGCAAATGGGAAATTCACAAACGCATCACCCGGTGTTTACGATCTCGCATTAACTGCTGCGGATACCGCGGCACTTACTTGGACAAGCGGAACTTATAAGCTAAGTGTTGTTGAGAGTGGCGATGCGAATCCGTGCTTAATAGAAGGGAAAATTTTCGTCAACGAGTGCTCCTAGTGGAATAAACGTGTGCTTCAACTCGTCAACATCACTATTCAGGAAGTTGGTTCGCCAACTACCATCACTGTTTCCGACACTCAAACAGTTGAGGTTCAGGGCGATCAAGTAATCCGCGTCGTTACGGTAGGCAATACAGGCTACTCAGGTTTCTCAGGCAAGTCAGGTTATTCCGGCAAATCAGGCTACTCAGGTAAATCAGGATACAGCGGGGCCAATCCGGGTGCTTCCGGGTTTTCAGGAGTCTCTGGTTATTCTGGTGTGTCTGGGTATAGCGGAGCTAACCCCGGCGCTCCGGGAACGAGTGGTGTCAGTGGATATTCGGGAACTTCCGGTAAGTCAGGTTTCAGCGGCACGGGAATAAGCGGAGCGAGTGGTGCAAGTGGTAAGAGTGGGTTCAGCGGCGTTAGTGGCTTCACGGGAGGTTCAGGGGCTTCTGGAACGTCCGGTTTTAGTGGCGCAAACCCCGGAGCGTCTGGGGCGTCGGGCGCTTCAGGGACATCAGGTTTTACCGGAGCAAGCGGGGTAGTTGGGGCTGATGGAGCTTCAGGCTTTTCGGGTGCGTCTGGAGCGTCCGGCAAGTCTGGATTTAGTGGGGCGAATCCCGGTGCCAGTGGGGTTTCAGGGGCTTCGGGAGATTCTGGATACTCAGGTGTTTCCGGCTATTCAGGTGTAAGCGGGGAAGCGGGAACGATAGGAGTAGACGGGGCTTCCGGTGCAAGCGGGGCTAGCGGCGTATCTGGATTTTCCGGTGAAGCAGGAGCAACAGGCGCGGATGGTGCTTCAGGCGTAAGCGGCTTCTCAGGAGACTCAGGGATAAGTGGCGCGTCGGGTACATCCGGGTTTTCAGGGGTGAGTGGACAAGCAGGCGCAACTGGTGCTGACGGAGTATCTGGCGCGAGTGGAGCAAGTGGCAAGTCAGGTTTCACTGGTGTCAGCGGGGCCGCAGGTACTTCTGGCTTTTCGGGAGTCTCAGGATTTACAGGCGCGTCGGGTATCTCAGGCTTTACTGGCGCAAGCGGCATTTCTGGATTCAGTGGAGTGTCTGGCTTTTCTGGCACGTCCGGGTTCACCGGGGTAAGCGGCGCAGGGACTTCAGGGGCAAGCGGGACATCGGGATTTTCTGGCGTCTCCGGTTTCTCGGGAACGTCTGGGGCAACCGGAACGATAGGCTCAACAGCAGGGGTGGGCACTACCTCTACATCGACGCAAACAACATCCGTAACCCATGGTTTGGGGAGAACGCCAAAGATAATTAGAATTTATGGAATGGGAACTTTTACTGGCAACAACTCCGCTACCCCAACAACGGTTTCTATCGGGGTTGCTAATGCGAGTGGGAATAGAAGCATATCTCAGAGTTATAATACAGCCGCCATCACCACTACTCAGGCCGCTGCAACTTCTACCACAAATGGTATTGTAATAAGCACAGCAGCAAACGTAGGCGTAGTGGGAATCGTGCAAAACATCGGCGCAACGACTTTTGATATAGCGTGGACTGTCACCGGATCGCCCGGCGCGCAAGTGTTTATGTGGGAGGCTGAATGAAAAGTATTATCATCCCAACGTACCTCAATACAGGAGGCTTAAAAACCCTCTTAAAATCTATTGTTCAATATACGGACTTGAATGATTGCGAGATTGTCGTATGTGCAAATGGCGCTCCGCCTGAGACGCGAGAGATTATGTCAATGGGCATACCTCTCACATTACTTTGGTTTGATGAGCCACAAGGCTTTAGTCGCGCCGTAAACACGGGGATAAAAGAGTCGCAAGGGGAATACGTCGTACTCTTAAATGACGACTGCGAACTTCTCACTCAAGAAAAGAATCACTGGCTTAATTTACTCTCCGATCCGTTCTCCGATCCAAAGGTAGGAATAACAGGTTCACACAAACTCTGGAGTGAAGACGCACAACATGAATTTATTATCTTCTTCTGTGCGATGTTAAGAAGAGAGATGTTGAATGAGATCGGTTGGTTGGATGAGCAATTTAGTCCCTTTTATGGCGAGGACATCGATCTCTGTGTTCGTGCAGAACAAGCAGGATGGAAATGGGTACAAGTTCCCGTAGGTGAAGAGTGCCGATTAGAACACGTACCAAATAGTGAGCATTTACCGGAGTGGAAGCGATCAAGATGGGTTGGGTCATTTCCTATTTCACATGAGGGAGAATCCACGCTCGGACAGTTGCCAAATCACGTAGAAGTGGTTGAAAGAAACCGGAAGTTACTGAGACAGCGATATGGTTCAGTGGATATTGAACGAGCCAAACAAATCGAAGGTTGGATGTCGGAGAGTGAACTGCAATGGCTAGCGGAGTCCGCAAAGACGCATCCCGTCATTGTAGAAATTGGAAGCTGGATGGGTCGCAGTACGCGAGCGTTAGCTGACAACCTACCAGAAGGCGGACGATTATACGCAGTTGATTCGTGGGCGATGAGTGACGATCCGGCATTCAGTGCTTCAAGGGAATATGACGGTGACGGCGCATACCTTCAGTTTTGCAAAAACCTTTGGGATCATATTGACGCAGGGCGAGTCATTCCCCTTCGCATGAACAGCCTAGCTGCGTCCAAGTTGATGCGGCAACTGAGAATCTCAGTAAATATGATCTTCGTGGACGGAGCACATGACGTAGATTCAGTCACGGCGGACATTATGAATTGGCGTCCATGTCTAACTGCTGATGGGTTACTTTGCGGCCATGATTACACTTCTGATTGGCCTGGTGTAATTCAAGCGGTTGACTCGTTGGTAATCGCGGAACAAGTGCCTAATACGGGCATCTGGCGCGCATTAGAGACACCTTTAGTTTCAGAATCAATGCTTGGATTTGGAGGATTCTTTGCATCGAGAAGCGAAATGGTTCATCAAGCAAGTCAAGGCTGAATACCCTGAATTCTTTTCGGGAAAGAAAGTCTTGGATGTTGGCTCGCTGGAAATAGACGGCGGGGCGCGGGAGTTCTTTACTGACTGTGATTACATAGGAATTGATTTAGGCGAAGGTGTGGGAGTTGATTGTGTTTCTAAAGCGCACGAATGGGAATGTCCGGGCTGGTACAACGTCATTATTTGCACGGAGATGTTGGAGCACGACCAACACTGGGAATTATCGTTACGCCAGATGTACCGGAACCTCAGAGACGGAGGGTTGTTTTTGGTTACTTGCGCCGCTCCGAATCGCTGGGAGCATGGAACAACAGACCACGACGCTTTCGCCAGTCCGTTTACTACTGACCACTATCGAAACATTTCAGTAGAAGACTTCGCTTCAGTCTTATCTCCCGATCTCTTTTCTAAATCTTATCTCGGATACCGTGGGGATATGGAAGATTTGTACTTTGCGGGAATTAAACAAGTCGGTGATTCAACCCCGGAACGTGAGCGGTATATGGAGCGCAGTCACTTCAAACTAGCGGCCAAAACAGCGCCTACCGTCACAGTTGAGATTTCGACAATCGGAAGATACTTCACCACGCTTCCTGCAACCATCGCGTCAATCGCAACCCAAACTCGCAAACCTGAGCGATTTGTCCTGTATGACGATGGGGAGCAAAAAGAGCTAAGAGACATATCACCTTATCGAGAACTCTTTCAACTTCTCGAACAGGTGGGAATTGAGATTGAGACGTTCACTACTCCGCGCCTCGGACTCGCTACTAACCGACAACATGCCCTTAGCACGGCCTCGACAGACTATCTGATGCGCATGGATGACGACATAGTTTTAGAGCCGAATGTCATAGAAGAGCTTTTGAAGGAATTGGAGGCAGACGAAACACTAGGCGCTATCGCTCCGCTAATTCATTCCCCCGGCCATGTTCAGCCCCTTCCTGATCACATAAAGGGCAACGTGGAAGACATATTCAACGGGGTGAACATTCAATGGTATTCATTCAACGGAGCGGTGCGCGAAACCCAGCATTTATATTCGGCATTTATGTATAGAACTAAGGCCGGGCGGCAAGCAGGGGGTTATCCTAAACTGTCTCCCGTCAGCTTCCGCGAAGACAGTTGGTTTTCGATGAAGATTAGAGCCGCAGGATTTCGGCTTGCGGTAACTCCGTTTGCAAAAGCGTGGCATCTCCAACAACCCGAAGGCGGAGTACGCTCTTTTAGTGACGGCAGCTTGTGGGATCGTGATAATAAACTTTTTGTTGAGTGGCTAGGCGCAACGACGGGCGAGAAGTTCACCCAACGGAAAATCGCGGTTTTGGACAGCGGAATTGGCGATCACTACATCTTCCGAGGACTGCTCCCGCGCTTCATTAAGAAGTACGGGACGCCCTTGTTAGCAGTTTGTTATCCCGAAGTATTTGAAGGTGAAAATGTTGAGATAATCAGCATCGCGGATGCTAAAATGAGGCTAGGAAATATCGAGCATCTTGATCCCTATAAGTACGCATGGGAGAAGAATTGGGAGCGTCCAATAGTCGAAGCGTTTGAGGCTTTATATGAACTGGACTGAGCGATGAAGACACGTACATGCGGAGTCTATTGGTTTAGAAATACGATAGACGGAAAAGTTTATATTGGCAGTAGTAATTGGATTGAAAGCCGCAAGAGAACCCACCTTAGCCTTTTGAGACGCGGCGTTCACGATAACGACTATTTTCAAAATGCTTTTAATCGCCACGGCGAAGCTGCGTTTGAATTTGTTATCTTGGCACAATGTGAAGAAAGCGCCCTATTAAATATAGAGCAAGAGTACCTTGATAAACACAAGGCTGCCAAAAGAGCGCATGGTTATAATATCTGGCCCACGGCGCATAAAACATTCCAAACTGCTGAGATGCGAGCTAAACTCAGCAAAGCCCACATGGGTCACAAGCACCCTCCAGAAGTTAGAGCCAAAATTAGCGCAGCCCAACGAATTCGCATCCGAACACCCGAAACATACGCAAAGGTAAGTAAGGCACTAACTGGCAGAAAATTATCGCCAGAGCATATTGCTAAATGGAAAGCGGCTCAAACTTTCGGGCCTCTAACAGATGAACATAAAAAGAAAATCAGTGAAGCGAACAAGGGCCGAATAGTTACGGCTGAAACGCGACAAAAAATTAGCGCGTCCAATAAAGGTAAAAAGGTAGGTATTCCTAGCTGGAATAAAGGCGTCCCAATGAGCGAAGAGGCTAGACGAAAACTGAATAACTCGCTTAAAGGCCGCGTACCGTGGAATAAGGGCACTAAGGGGTTGATGGGAGCGTGGAATAAAGGTCGGTGCATGGATGCTCAAGCACGGGCCAATATAAGCACCGCACATAAAGGATTGGTTTACCCTTCCCGCCGTAGGGCTGTTGTTCAAATCGATCCGAAGAACGGAATCGTAGCGTTTTACCCTTCTATCCAGATCGCCGCTAGAACAACGGGAGCGCGGAATATCAACCAATGCTGTCGTGGTACTTGGGAAACATCTAAGGGTTATGTGTGGAGGTATGCGGCGTGAAGATTTTAATCGCGCCATACCCTGCTAAACTTCCAAGCGGCGCGAAGTCCGCCAAGGAATATCCGCACTGGCCCGAACTTGTTACCATGCTGAAAGCCAACGAGCATCATATTATCCAGATTGGCATTCAAGGCGAGCAGCGAATTGAAGGAGTAGACGAATTCCGTATTGGTCTACCTTTAACACGGATTCGAGACTTGGTGGGCGAGTGTGATGTCTGGGTGAGCGTAGATAGTTTCCTGCCGCATCTATGCGCGTATTACAAACTGAAAAACGGCGTAGTGTTATGGGGCAAGAGTTCGCCTTACATTTTCGGTTATCCTGAAAACGAAAATCTCTTTGTCAGCGAGAAGAACTTCCGACAATTTCAGTATTGTGACTGGCACAACGAACCTCACGATCCGTCTGTATTTGTCCCCGCTAGACAAGCAGTGTGGGCAGTGGAAAGAATTCTAACCGCGCCGCTGAGACTGCTTGCCGCAAGCCAGCAAAGCAATAAAACCACCAACGATAGGCACGTACATAAATCGTTGCCGAGCAGGATAAGTAGCTTTGAAGTAGCAGGCAACATCAAGGGCAAATAAGATTTGCATAATCACAACCGTTACGATGATAGTTGTAGTTGAAATCATTGCCTCCTCTTTCTTGGAAGTTTAGCGTTTCGCCGTGCGGCTTCCTTCTTCTTTTCGCTCTTTACCTTGCCACCCTTGCGGCCTAAAATGGCGGCAGCTTGCGAGACTTTACTTTTCATCACTATGTGGTTGCGTAGCGTCTAAAATTGCCATAGTGCGAATAAATTCATGCTTCTCGATTACCTCAAGTTGCTGGTCGATAAATCCCGAACGTCTAGGACGTTGATTCCACGCTTCTTCGTAAAGCTTATAGGAACTAAGAAGATGCTGAACTCTCGTTGTTATCATTGATGATTTGGTTTCCATGTGAAGAACAATACCGAACCGCTTCGCTAATGTCAAGCATAGAATTAAGAATTCTCGATCCCGCCAAAGATACCGAACTATTCCGCGAAGCCCATAAGTGGCGACGGCGTAAACGCCATGTCGGAGCAAACGAATCTACCTTGGAAGACTTACTCAGTGACGATCCCCATCAGATAACCATTGGAGTATTTAACGGTGAATACTTCGCCATGTTCCTTCTCTATGAGGATTCGCCCGGTGAGTTTTCGGCGCATTTCACTTCCAAGCGAGGAACTTCAAGGGAAACCTTGGTCGAGGCAGGGCTGAAGATTCGAGATGCGTTCATGGAAAATGGAGCAGTCGAACTGAATGCATGGGTCACAAAGCGGAATCTAGCCCTAAAACGATACTTAGAGTCATTAGGATTCGCTGAGGGCGAACGGCGTGTCTTAGCGATACAAAGTGCTGGACAAGACGCGGCGCATTCGGGTACACTTCCCGCCGTGATGAAGGAATTCGTCAAATATGGCTACCGTGGGTGAACCCTTAATTGGGCCTCAGCGACAAAAAACAAAAGAGTACCGGAACATCAACCACTAACTACAGTGGGACTAATACCACATCTGTCCCTGACACTCCAGACATCATTGCCGCTCGCGCAGACCGCGCACAAATCGACCCATCAATAGGTTATAGGCTGGGAGAGAAAGAGCGCCAGCTAAACGAATCGCTCGTTAATCCCACTGGAGGCTATGTCTCGCCAGCGATTCGGGATGCCATTAGGCGTTCTGGGCAGCGCGGATTAATGCAAGAGGCGGGAGCAGAAACGCGGGCCGGACAGTATGACGTAAATCGCATCAATCAAGCTAAGAATCTTGCTCTTGCTGGGCTCACGCGAGGAAGTGTAGGTACTTCGTCAGGTACTCAATCAGGGACAACTAGCGGGACAACTGTTCAAAGCGAGTCCCCGTGGTCAACTGCTTCAAATATCGCAGGCATCGGGGCTTCATTGGCTCCGATTTCGCTCTAGGGAGAATTCACAATGCCACCAATCGATCAATATTCTGTATTTGAAGCGAAGACCAACAATTATACGTTAGACCCTGCCGACAAGGTGGTTAATTTCGTTATCGCCACAGGTAAGACAGCCACGCTTCCTCACGCTTCTCAATGCTCAGTTATTTCAGGTCTGAATAAAAAAGTCATCTCGAATGATTCTACGTCCTCGAATACTCTCACTATTGCTGTGCAGTCGGGAGATACGTTACTTGGTGCGACTGCTTCTAGCGCTGCACAGACCTTAGCGGCAGGTGAAGTAGCAACGTGCTCAGGTGATGGAGTGAATATCTGGACGATCAATGGTGGTGTGGGAACTTCGGGTATCTCTGGGTACAGCGGCGGTTCTGGGGCGTCAGGGTTTACTGGATCGTCAGGTAAGTCGGGTTTCGTAGGGACATCGGGA